CCTTGTCCGTTAAGTCTCAGAACTGCAAAGCCTAATTCCCCCGAAGTGACTGTGCGAGCTTTAATCTGAGCGAGAACTGCTTTAGGCTGGAATCCAGCACGCGCTTTGACTTCACAGTCAAATGGCACATTCTGAATGTCTTTGCCTTTTCCACGACCAACGGATGCGAACTTCCAGACAGATGATAGGTAATCTGCCACTAGTCGCTCGGTCGCGAAACCTCGATACTTTCGATGCTGACTAACCATTAACAGCTTTGCATTTAGCGCACTGCCAAGTGACAACACCATTTACTGCTTCAGAGCTTAAGTTCTCTAGATCTCTGATCTGAACTGGCTCATTGCATAACTGACATGGAACAAATGCCGACATGAGGTCGATCCATTCTCCATTGACCTTAATTCCTATGTGACCCATTATGCCCACGCTTTCTGAGGTACGAACTTTCCATTGGTACCAAGTTGGTACCATTTGGTAGGGCATCGGTGAGCAGATGACACAGCTGAGTTGCAGAAGTAACCGCCCCAAGCCTTGCCATTCTTTTCACCCTCACGCCATTGCATGTGTCCATGTTCGCATGATGGGGCTTCAACTGCTTCCGATGTTCCCATTACAACTGTAATGTTTTCCATCGCCTTCTCAAGCGTTACTGGCGCATCTACAACCTTTATGTATTCATTGACAGGTGTAGTCCAATAGTCTTGCTCTGCTGGCTCAGCATCAGCAGCTTTGATCGCTTGTACAAGATCTTGTACCGCTGGCTTCTCAGCCTTTTTAGTAATGACCTTACTCATTTCTTCGCGGCTTGGTCTTTTTCCTTTAGGAGCATAACCTGCATTTGCAAGTGCTCTGCCGATTGCCGAAGTCTCACAATTCTCCAGTGCTGAAGTTTGATTAACCCCTCGGCTAGTAACTGTTTCCTCAGCGTACCCTGTTGCCCACGCAAGGCTATCTTGAGCATCCTTAAATAGATAAGCTTTAACAATGTATCGAGTAGCCTCGACCACTTCCAACTCAGTTGAAATACGGAATGCTGGATAGTCCTTAATAAACTTCTCAAGTCGAACCTCCACTGGCTCATAATCGGCTAAATTAAACATAGAGTTCATTCTCCTCTGTTGCTAGTTGTCCTGCGAGTGCGCCATAGCTGCATAGATCGACCCAGTTGTCGATGTGTTGAGCTGATTGGTTAGTTCTAGCAAGTTTGACCAAGACCATGATCCCTGCCACTTGATAGTCGTGTATTGGTGTTTGTAGGTATGCACTGAGGAGCATTGCGGTGTGTTGCAGGTTATCCGCAGGGTGACCATACGATAAGCCACGATCACGGATCGTGTCGGTGCTTGATAGTAAGATTTCATTGGCTAACATTCCTGCCCCTTTATTGAAAATGTCCCCATAATTCCATTAGCTTGAATGCGGTAATCGCCTTCTGGATCATAAACCAAGATCCCAGATTTGACCAAGATTTCTAATACATCTGTATGGCTAGTATCAAAGATACTGCCTGAGAACGATTCACTTTGCTTTTTTCTTGAGTGAGCTCTAGTCATGACTTTGACCCAACATGGAACTCTCGATCTTCTTCAGCTTCTTTGTAACCCATAGCCCAGCCAACAATAAACCATAAAACATTGGCTGCCAGCAATACGATAATCATTGGCATTTGTATTGACATTTGTAACCTAACTGCATCCAGAGCCCTTGTCTGGCTTACTGAATTAGAGTCTCACGCTCACCTGACAATGTCTAGCACATTTAGGTAACGAAACGATAACGATTTCTAAGCGTAGAGTCTGCCGTAAAGGGTAAAAGAGCCATCCTTGTTAATAGGCACTAGGAATGGACTTACGCGATCTCCATGAGTTTCGATCACAGCTACTGACATCTGCCAATTCGCGCTCCCAGCCTTGAGATAAGAGGCTTTCTTTTTATCCATAACATTACCTGCTTCTAAGCCCCACAAAGTCCTGTATGAGGCTCCTATGCCCTCTGTGAAGGCACTGATGCCCGCTCTATGGGTATGACCGCAGACCACTGATTTGCCAAACTTCTTAGCCAAGCCTAGAGCTGTGAGTCCAGCATTAGAATTCATAGATCCTTCGTCACCATGAACTAAGACCCAATTCTTGTGGAACTCAAAGGGCTTCTTATGAAAACGGATCCCCATGTCATTGAAACCCATAAAGCGGGAGTATTCGAGTTCTGGAAGTCCGATGAGGCTAGGAGCTCCTCTAACGAGAGTGTGGTATAGACGATCTGTGTGGTTGGATCGAGTGATGTCGGTGGTTCCCAAGTCCCAGAGAATGTTTTGAGCCAGACTTCTATCGGCATCTAATTGCCCTTCATACTCTAGATGAGTGCCTTTAGCCCATTTGGACTGTGACTGCATGTCGAGCTCATCACCTGTGTTTAAGACGAGGTCGAACTTCTCACGCTTTACTAACTTGATTAGATTTCTAACAGCTTGTTCATGGTGATAGGGGATCTGTAGATCCGAGATCACTAGATAACGCCTTTTAGTAGTCATCATCCTCATCTTCGTAGTTACCGAACTTTTCTGGTTCGATAGGATCTGGCAAGATCCAGTGAGGATAGGCTTGAGGCTCAGTGATCATGAACATCGCAATGTCCTCTGCAAAACCTGCTCGCTTTAAGCTGCAAAAGTATTCATAAAGTCCAATGCAGTAAGCATCTAATTTTGAGTAGCCTTGCTCCTCTAAAGACTTAGTTGCTTTTCTTGCCATGACAGAATTATCGCTCTAGTAAGATGTTATAGATCTCATCGACACGCTGATTGAGTCGCTTGATCTCAGATAGCAGATGTGTAATGACATAGCCAGCCAAGCCACCAATGATGCCAATGGTTGCTATGTAAAGAGTGAAGAAATCCTGCTGTGTCACTTTTTATCTACCGCGTCAATTCCTGCTTCAACTGCATCAACCACAATGTCTGCAACTGACTTCTTGGCTCGATAGGACTTTATCGCTTGGCGCAAAGCAGGGACAGCCACTACTCCCAATGCTCCAGCGATGATCATTTGTAAATTACTCATGTGAGGCTCCTAGCATAGGTACTTGAAAAAAAGACGAGTCATTGTCAGCTTCTTTCGTAAAGCTGAAGTGCGCGTGGTGGTCGTGTGGTGAGATTCCATCGTATTCTCGCCAAGCCCATCCCTTTTTACTGGAGCAGATTCGCTTATTGAAAATAATGTAGGAAATGCGCTTTTCAGCACCAGACTTACATAGGAGTCGAATCTGATCAACAAGATCGGGCATGAGGTCGGGTTTAGGCTTCCCTGTGAGATCACGATCGCAGTCCCAAGCACGAACCCAGCCTTGCTCATCTGGATTATGATCAGACTTGCGCGCAGCGTGTCGTGTATCACCGACTGTTCCATCCGAACGGCGATCACGATCTGGGTAGGAATCATCGACTTGGGTTCTTAATTGAACTAAAGCCTTAGAAAGTCTTGGTTTCACTTTCCTAACTTAAATCCTTTAGGAATAGGCTTTGAATAACCCCACTTTTCAATGTATGCGCCTTGTCCATCTGAATCATCGCGAAGGACAATAGAACCTGAAAATGGCGCAAAATCTTCAGCTGTTAATTCTGGAAGTGCTGCAATTAGTTGTTCATAAAGTGACATTTTATAGACCTCTCAACCAAGTCATTGTGGTTGGTGAACCACCAGAACGATTTTCCACTACTCCATTTGTTACAGTTGCGTATAAATACCATTCAAAATAATCTGTTGAACCATTGGCTGCAATGATCGTTGGAATGCCAAATGGGCCACCACCGCCATTAGTATTCGCTACTAAACAATAAAAACTACCATTTTTATAAATTGCAATTTCATTTTGTTGTCCAGCTGTTTTACCAGTATTGAAAATCATTGTATTGAACTGATAATAACCTGCAACCTTAGGTGTAAAACGATAATTGGTAGTAGAATCAAATGAATTATCTGTATCAAAATCTTCAGAGTTTAGTTGGATTTTTGTCCAAGCACCTGCCGTAATTGTTTGGTTTGATGTTCCACGCTGGACTGAGACAGTTGAACCATAGGAAGGTGTCCATGCTAAGCCAGTTGCGGCAGTTGAATCTGCTGTTAATTTAGTGCCATTTGCGCCAACTGCAAGGTTGGCTGGCGTAGAAGCAGCTGTAGCAGCAGCAATAGATCCCTTAGCTGTGTAGGTGGACTTAGGGGTCATTGTTGCCATTGTGGTGTCAATGGCATTGCCCAGCGTACGAATAGCCAGAGCACCATTCTTGACTAGATCTGTGTTGTCTGGCTCTAGCCAGCCGTAATTAGGACTTGTTGCCATTTAGTTAAGTGCTCCGATCGCATTATTCCAAGTAAGTGTAGCATTTGTACTAGCCCAATCTATTGTGCTAGGTAAAACTGTGTCCCATTGTGTCGTTGATAGGGATAAATCTGTAGCTGTGATGTAAAGGGTAAGATCGACATAAGTTGGAGTAGCCCGCATCGTGATGTTTTCCACGAAGCCATCAAATGTGCCACCCAAAAGGTTAGAAGGCAGATTGTTAATCAGTACAGGTTGCCCGAAGAACACCCCAATCAGGCTATTGAGCATGGCATCTGGCATGGCTGGGTTATCAAGTCTGAAGGTAATTGCCTCTAGCTGATTACGTGGAGATCTACGCAGGTTTAACTGGCGTGTGGCGATGTCAGTGATGTCAGCAAGGTTCTTGATGTTTGACTCTACTGATCGCTCATAAGTGCCGTATTGGGCAATAGAATCGGTATCAGAGGTACTGTAGGTCGATCCGTATCCTGTTGAATACTTATAGATGAGACTGTTACGGATACGAGATACAGCTTGAGTTGATTTGATGCTCGTAGGGGTTGCATAGTCAGCATTTAAAAAGGTATAGCCGTTAGCAGCCAAGTAATTAGATCTGTGGTCGGCATCATCAAAGCAGACATTGCCATAGCGGTTCTCGTACACCTGACCGAGACCAGAGTTAGCGATCTGGTCTGTAAGGGTTTGAGATTTAGCCGTTGCACTAGCGGCAAGTGCGATCATTGTGTAAAAGCCAGAATCGACTGTGCCTACATAAGACTCAGCATTTTCCCAAGTTGTAGCGGCTGGATAAGTGTCCCAAGTCGTTGTAGGGGTTACTTCATTCCAGTTAAGGTTGAGAGCACCTGAAAGAATGGCTGCAATTTGAGCACCATCTAAGCCTTCAGCGATGGCTGTGTTATAGACAGCCTTTGTCAGCTTTGCAAGGCTTCCAATGCCTAAAACTGTTCCAGTAGTAACAAAGCCAGATTCGTTAGGGCTTCTGACCCCAATCGAGAAATCTGATACTTCGCCACCAAATACTGTTATGTAAGTGCCAGTTGCATCTTTAAGTTCTAAAGTGATGTTTTCTGTTACGTTGATCGTAAAAGGTGCGCCAGTTGTATTTACGATCTCTACTTGGCAGTAACCAGCAGTGGCTTGTCGGTCAATGTCTGTTCGACCAGTTGAATAGGAAACAGAGGTAACAGATGTGTAAACATTGTCACCTACAGTCACACGCCAGGATGGAAGCCATGCCATTAGTACGCGCCACCTCGTAGAGTGCCACGATCGACTGCATCTTGAATCACTTGATTAACTGCTTCTGCAATAGCGTTTGGATCGCCAATGCCAGTTGAAACATTTATGTTGATGTCGTATGCGCCTGATCCAAAACCTGATGCACTTGGAGCAATGTATTCCTTGAGGTTTGACCCGATCACTGATACGAGCCCACCAAGAAGCTCTGTATTCAGATTAGTTGCAGCAATGCTCGAAGGTACCTGCATGCCATAGTTAGGGTAGCCAGTATTGTTTGGAGCCTGATTAGCGACTGTACCAGTCCCCGCTGAATAGCCAGATGGAGTTGTTTTAGAGCCAGTTGAAGCAAGGTTAATAAGACCCAATAAGCGCAAAGCCTCATTAAGGTTATCTAGGTTAATTAGATCCTTTGGCTTTAGGCTTTCAAGGATAGATTTGATGTCCAGCAGCTTGATGCTTTGATTCTGAAGAGATCCAAGAATAGCCATGTCAGCATTTAACTTCTTAGTCGCAGCTTCAATAGCCTTTTGGTCACCTGAAGCGATGGCATCTTCCAGAGCAAGGATGTCTTGCTTGACCTTTAGACGAGCTGTGTCATTGGCAATCTGAAGAATCTGTGCTCCAGTAGTTGCCTTTCCGAGTTGCTCAGCCTGATTTGTAAGAGCTGCTGCAATCTGGATCTTGTCTAAGTTGAAAACATCTTCGCCCTTGCCAAGCGCAGCATTAGCCTTTTCGATCGCAGCCTTTAGTTTATCCGTTGAAAGTTGCTTATTCTTAAGTGCTAAAAGTTCTTTGTTGCGCTTAACAGCCGCTGCTTCCAACTTAGCCAGAAGTTCTTGCTGACGCTTTTGAGAGACAGTAAGTTTAACTTCTTCCTTCTTTTGAGTTGTCTGCATGTTCACGCCAGCAGCCTTGCCCGCAAAGCCACCAAAGATAGACTTAGGAAGATTCTTAAGATTGTTAATCAAAGTAGGAAGTGCTCCTACTGTTCGACCAACGGCTCGTTCAACATTGGCAATAGCCTTTGCTATGTTTTCGATTGCTGAGGCAGCATCCTTAGCATCTGTGCCACCTGCAAGAAGAGCAAAAGCATCGACTAAACCGCCACCAATGATCTCTGAAGCATTTTGACTTGCAACGCTGAGAACATCAAACTTATAGGAAGTAGTGGTCAAGTAATCTTGAGCAGCTCCTGCTGATCGCTGTAAAAGGACATCAAGAATGTCTGCAAATGACTTAGAACTAAGTTCAGCCTTTGTAAGTCCTGTGTTGTACTTTGATAAGCCTTTAGTTATTCCTACATAACCTTTAGCAAGGTCTGAAGATACTGTGGCTAAGTCAATGCCAGAAGCGCGGCTAATTGTGAGCGCATCATTAAGAAGTTTTTGAGATTGAACCAGTGATCCAGTAGTGGTCAATAAACCCTGAAACGCTGGACGCAAGACATCGTCTGCAACTCCAGCAGTCTTTTCAAGATTGGCAATAAAGCTAGCAATTTGAGGGTTAGCGAAACCAATGCCAAGATTCTCAACTGCACCTGCTAAACGCTTGGCTGCTGCTTCATCTGCTGCAAATGCTTTAGCTGAGGCTTTGCCATACGCAATAACTGCTTGAGTTCCGTAAGCAATACCTAGAGCACCTGCTAGTTTTTTAACACTTTTGGTTAAACTGAAAGTTGCGTTTTCTGCTTGTCTAAAGGCTGGCTTTCCAACGAATTGGGCGGCTATGTCAATTCTTACATCTGCTGCCATTATTTCACCTTTACCGCATCGTAGAACTTATCTCTGGAGTTTTCGATGGCATGAATAACAGCTGCGTTAGTTTTGCCACCATCTTCTGCCCAAGCGCGAAAGATTGCGCGACCCTTCATCTTGCGCGATGCTCGACCTGCTTGACCTTCTACGCGGCGATAAGCATTTTTAATTTCACCTGTTGCATTAAGAGCATCTATGAACTGTTGTCCTGCATAAGGGTTGTTGCTCATCGACTCATTTTTAGTTCCAGAACGGATCATCTTGCCAAAGTTTTCATGTCGTGGAGCAACTACTTCACGCAATGGAGCTTGAGGTCTGCCTTGAGGATGTAAGCGTCCAGCAGTCTCATAGATCGCTCCAGATGCAGATTTATTGGCAATACTGGCTAATGAGCGAAAACCGCTGCGATTGACTTTAGATGGTGTGGTCTTATACCCAATGCCACGCTTTGCTTCAGCTGTAGACCATTGGACTCTAGACCATGCTCCATTGCCTTGATTAGCCCAGCCACTAAGGGGTGAGTTAGAAGGAATGAAGCCTCTAGCCTTTTGAGTCACTGGCTTTAGAAGTGAACCTAATTCTTTTTGTGTTTCCTTAGCAAGATCTGGAGTAAATTGACGAAGAGCCTTACGAAGTTCAATTCCGCCTTTTACTTCTGTTGGCATCTTGACTCTCCTTCGCTTCATCCTTGAGCCCTTGCACAAGTGCTTCGAGCATTACTTTATCTAGATCTAATAACTGCTGTGGCGAGATCCCTAACCTAATACTCAAGCGAGCAATTAAGTAGGTGAATGGGAGATCTCGCTTTAAGCTAAAGGGTCTGAGTCTAGAACCTCAACACTCTTCAGTGTTTCGATAAACTCGATCCCGAAAGGCTTAACAGATTCACCTGATCTGCGTGTTACTTCCCATGCTAACCAATAGACATCGCTCTGCTTTTCTTCATCGCGGAACGCCTTATGGAAGCCCTTTTTAGCGTACTGCTCAAATGCGTATTCCACTGCTGGAGTGATTTCGCCTTCTA